GATCGCCTGTTGAACTACCCTGTCCTCGTAAGGATCAAAGTATTTTGAGGTCTGGGACTCAATGTCCATCGGCTCCGCAGTGGTTTTTTGAAGCTCAGTCCTAGCCTCTCCAAGCTGGCTGCCAAAATCGCCAGTGGTTTGCGCTTCAGCGCCGAGCTGTCGAGTCAAGTCCCGATCAAGTCGGCTGATACCGCCTTTCAATCCTTGCTCGGCCAAACCAAGCCGCGCTCGTTGAGTAGCGCCGGATCGAGCAGCAAGTTCTTCTGATCGTGATAAACCACGCGAAAGATCTTCTGCGCTTCGCATACCCATGCCGACGGCATCGGTTATATCGCGGCCAAACTCGTCGTAAGTTCTTCGTCCTTGTTGCCGAGCGCGAGCGAGATCCATTCCAAAATCTTCAGTCGCTCGCCTGCTCAAATCAGCTTGCTGTCCTAATTGTTGCGCAAATTGACCAACCCCTCGCTGGGCCATGCCTGTAATATCGCCAAGATCACCTCTCAACCTTTCTTCGGCTGTAATGGCTCTACCTCGACCTTCTTGAATGCCACGCATGGAGTCCTGCAAAGCTCGATCCCTTTGATCAAGTGCAAACCGAGCACCTTCTTGCGTTTGTTGCAAGGCTTGCTGAGAGGCTAAATCTTGACCGGCAAAACCAGCTTGTAAGGCGTCGATACCTTGCTGTCCTCGTTCCATGGCTTGCTGAATAAACGGCTGTTGAGTTCCAATATTTGCGCGAGCAAGTTCTTGAGCACGAATCTGATCAGGGGATAAGCCTGCAATCTCCTGCGGAATAACAATTGGGCGGCCTTGGTCATCAAAAAATGTTCTTTCTGCCGCCCTAAAAGCGCCCGGTATAAAGCCACCCTGACCATCCAAACCAAACAATAATTGCTGGGTAATTGGGTCCATTTGCTGAGTGTTTTGCTGCACAGCAGAAATGTAATTTGAGGCGTCACCGCCTTCTTGAAATTTTCTGACTCTTTGCAGTTGTGCTGGGGTTAAAATGCTCATGCCGCTTTAGCCCTCTTTGGTTTTGGTTTGTCGGCAAACTCGGCAAAAAGCTCCATCATCTCATACATTAACTGTGTGCCTTTCTCCCGACTTTCTCCGCCGTTAGGTGTTAACGTGATGATGCCTCCATCATTTTGCAAATCGAATGAACCAGCACCGCGAACTGCTTGGCCGGTCATAACAAACTCTCCGTCACTTAACATCGCAGGAATATCGTCGCTGGTTTCTGTTCCTTCGCCGTTGATACCGCCGTTCTTCCGTTTGAAATCTTCAGTGGCCACATTGCCACCTTCAGCGTAAAACATAGGGACCATGCCGCCATAACGCATTTGTTGCGGCATGACTGCGCCACCATAGCGCATGCCCTCTGGCTGCTCTTCTTGAACTGGTGCTTGTCTGCCGCCGCTGAGTAACGGCATTTCTGCCGGTAGCAAACCATAATCGATTGGATCTGGCGCAGCTTCTCCAGCAGCCTCAGCGTCACGCTTGGCCATCTGATAACCGCCGTATCTGTTCATGGTCATGGCTGGCGTTAATTGTATGCCTCGTCGGTTTTTAGCTTCGTCGTAAGCCAATTTTGCAAGAACTGCTGCGATACCCGCACCCCCAATTCCGCCTAAGTTCAAACCGCCACCAGAATTGGAGCCTGCGCCACCACCGTAGTTTGTAAGACCTAGCTTGTCAGTAAACCCTCCGAGCAAATCTCCCACAAGACCGTAATTACCTTTATTGTCAGAACCGCCTCCCCGAAATAGTCCTTCAAAGAATCCGACTTGCTGCTGACCGCCGCTAGAGGGCGAACCAAAAACACGGTTCAAGTCTGCAAAAATCTCTTCTGGGCTTCCAACTCCTCTGCTGAGTAAATCCATTTGCTCTGTAACATAAGTGTGCTCAGCGCTTCCGGGCGGAAGTTGACTTTGTATTCTTTTTAAGGCATCAGCCCCACTTTCTCCGGGCATTGGCTTAAACGATTCTGCTCCAGCAGAACCTTGATTAAGAGTAGCAATTCCCGACCCTTCAGGGTTGAAAAAACTTGCGGGAGAAACCCCGAGATTTTTTAAAATATCGCCAGAAGCCACGCCTTGCGCTTGCATCATCTCAATACTAGCCGCGACATCTGGAGTAGAAGTTAATCTCAATTGGTCAACAATTTCCGCATCACTAAGCCTAGCCTCTCCAGACATCGTGGCGCTTTTAAAAAGCCCCGGTATACCTCCTCCCGGCGCGGAGCCTGTGAAGGTTCCAATTGGATTCCGTATTAAACTGCCAATTCCGCTAGCCAATCCTTGGCCGCTTGCCATTAAGCCTTTTCCCAGACCTGAAAAAAAACTGCCACCACCCGCTTTAGTGATATTGGAAATATTTTGCCCAATCGAGCCTCCAACTGCTCCGGGTCCAGCAACGGTCAAAAGTGATAAGGGATTTGCGCGGCCTTTTGCAACGTCGTAAACGGTAAACGCTTTATTGGCTAACGCCGCAATTGGCTGCCAAGGTCCGGGTATAAACTGAGCTACCTTAGCCAGCGGTTTAACAACCTTTTTAACAACTTTTTTAACGCTCTTAGCTAACTTTTTAAAAAAGCCAAACTCTTCTAAACCAGTGATCGGGTTTAATGAAGCAATACCAACGCCGACAACCATGCGAGAAGGGTCGATGTTTAGCTCTTCAAATTTCTTTTCAATTAAACTTTCAAACTCTGGATCTTCAAAAGCTTCGGGTGGAATAATAACTTCGCCGGGCCTAACGTGAGCGAGCGCCGTGTCTTCGCCTCGGCCAGCCTGCGCCAACTGTATAGCCATTTCCGCCATTGGCGCTTGAGAACCAACCTCTGCCGCTTCTGCAAGATGCAAGTATTTGTCGCGCTCAGCAGGATCTTCTGCTTGAGAGGCTTGTGCCATCAACTCTTCAATGGTAGACCTTAGTGCGTCATCAGGGTTAGCTTCAGCCTCAGCCTGACCCTCCATCGCTTGCATAAGCATTTCTTCTTGGCTTACTTCGCCGCCTTCGGCCATGCCTAAAGACTTTTTGTACAAAGCCATCTCTCTGTCAGAGAATTGCCCACTGTTCATAGGTGAAAGTGTTGCACCCATCAAGTTAGAAACTTCTCTTGTCGAAGACGGTGGGTTTGCAAAATCCCTTAACGAAGACAGTTGTTTTAGTGTCGGTTTGCTTGGCAATGATTCGATAAACCGGCCAATAGATTGGCCATCGCTCATATCTCCCATCGCGCCCTCAAGCTCCCAAGGCCAAAAGAACTGGCCACCGATCTTGAAATAGTCTTTGCCTTCAACCAGACCTTCGCCTTTGGGCAGAACAGAAACCGATGAATACTCGCCCATCTGAGATTCACCCGGCATTTCAGTGGTCATGAGAGACGGATCATTATCGTCACCGAGAAGGTTTTGAATTCTTTTTTGTAGTTCTGGACTCATGGCGTACTCACCGTTACGTTGCCCAACGCGCTCGTCATTTGAACGCCGGTTGGGTAGGTTTGATGTTCATACAGATTCCTGAGCTGATTACCATCAAACGCTTGATGAATTGATTCGGACGAATTAAATATTATCGCACCGGTTGCAAATTGTAACTGAGCAATTTGCTCATTATTAAAATGCGGAGATATCGTAATATCCACTGCACCTAAGTTTATCTCAAGAATCCTTACAAGGCGATTGTAGGTGTCTTGAGTAACAAATTCCTTGAGTTCGAGGGGTAACCTCGTCTCCAGAAGCTTGCTCATCTTCTACCGCTCGGTTGCAACTCGACACGGGTAGCGCCAAGTCGCCACTTATAACCTTTTTGGTTCAAATCTGATGCGTCATCGTCAGATTCAAACCGGAAAACCACTTGTCTGCCTCTTGTACGCACATTGCTGAATGTGCTTGTAGGGGTAACCTTAGTCGTTGAATCGGTTGTTAAAGATTGACCGGGATAATCTCTACGTTTAACCACAATGTTCATGCAAGGGTCGTTGCTGACCGCAGCGTCAGTGACAAAAGCCATATCGGGAATGATCTTTTTCATGAAAGCAAAGTTTTCGCCAGCGGAAATATCAATGTCCGCAGACTCGATGTAAACATTTGTCATAGGGTCTAGGTTATCGTCATAACCGGTTTCATGATTATACAAAAGATTGTTGCCGCTAACTTTTGCGGCCGCTATTGGCAAATCTTCAATACCGGCATCGAGCCAAGCAAATCGAGCCAAAGAACCGTTCGCCCAAGTTTGCTCTTGGTAGTTGTAAGTAACATACCGACTGATCTCTCCGGTTCCGTCCTCTAAGCTTGGGTAAAAGAACCACATCTCGTTGTATCGACTATTCACGCTCATGAAGCATTTAAAGGCTTGCCCAAGATCGATGTCGTTAAATACATATTCTTGTACCGTACAAGGCAAGCGCTGCACTGAACCGTTGTAAAAGTTAAATCCGGTTTTAGAAGCAAAAAACACGCCACTTGGAGAGTTTGCGGCAGACTTGGGCGAAAGCAGGCCAGCACCTTCGTTGACCAAGTTAACAGCAAAAGTTAGCGGTGGTCCGATAAAGTTCATTGAGTAAAGCGATGTATCTGTCCAAATCAAGATTTCTTGCCGAGACTTTAAGCCGCCTACAATAAATGAACCAGAGGAAAGTCTTACGTCACCCGCGCTGTTGGTTGCGGTAGGTTCAAACTCAAGCTCGTCTTCTGCGGAAGAGAAAGCAACTAGCATTGGGTCGATAACATTTGTCCGGGCGTTACCCGCTGTATTAATAGGATCGGCCCCTAAAATTACCAGATGCCTGTCAGTTTCACTGGTAATAACTTGCAAACCAACAGTAGGTACTAAATTAGCGCCTGCTCTTCCGCTAAGCTCGACAGCTCTCGTCGATACGCCGTTATTTTCAATCCACTCGTAAATACCAGCGCCACGGGGATTTATGATTAAGTTTTCGCCAAAATTATCATGCGTCCAAAGCCGTAACTGGTTTACAGCCGAGATAGCGCTGGCAGATCCAAAACCGCCAGCTCCCCAAGTACCGACGCCCCAGCCAGAACTGCTAACGTAAGTATCGAGACCAACATTAATTTGATAAGCACCGACAACGCTCGATCCACCATTGCCGGTGTCAGACGCATTCGCAACGAGCGTAGCGCCTGAAGTATCTTTTGCAGTAATCTCATAAGTATTCACGCCTGTTACAAGCGATATTTGATATTCTTGATCAAGGGCAGAGGCAACAATGTTGCCGCCCAAAGACACCGCTCCAGAAAATGTTACAAAATCGTTATTAACCGCACCGTGGTTTGCGTCAGTAACCGTGATCGTTGACGAACCGTCAGTTGCGCTAAATGTGACATCTCCAGCGCTGGTGGTTGTCCTTATAGGTGTAACATCGAAATAACTATCACCCTCTTCGATGTAGTATTTCCAAGTAGAACCAACACCAAGGAATCGAGTCCCAGCCAAAGATATCCAAGAATGCAATGCTCGACCAATCCCAAGAAAATATTGAGACCCGAGCTGAAGCCAGCCGCCGATTTTTTCAACGCGACCTTTGCGGAACCGTATCAAGTTGCCATCGACCCAACCGCCTTTAGCGGAGTAGTCGGTAGCCTCCTTATTGATACCCGGCTGAAAATCTAACTGTTGAAGCGGCATCGGCCACTACGCCAATCGAATAATAGCGCCGGTCGCCGTAGGAGCCGGGAAAACGACCGTAAAGTCGCCTGCGGTGCTGGTTTTATCACCACCAAAGTCGATGGCCGCAACAGCTTTATCGGCTTCCGTGTCATTGTAGATTAGGCATCCGCGAGCCGTAATGGTTGCCGTGCTGAAGGTGAGGTCGTTAAAGTCCACACATCCAACCCCGTTTGTAGCGAAAGGCGTTACGTTTGTTAACGCAGATCCGCCAGCGGTGTAATTCGTCCCAGACGCTTCCCCAGTAGTGACGTAAACCGTAGTCCCCGCACCCAGAGTCGCGCTGGAAGTGTAAAGAGCCAACTTAAATGAGTCAGCACCG